CTCTGCCAGCTGCCGATACGTTAAACCTCTATTCTTGCGCCATTCTTCAAGTTTCAAATCAATATTACCTTACGTCAATAGATCAATATTAGGATCAATGTTATTGATTTAACAAATTAAGTTACATTGATATTAAAAGCAATACTTATTGTGTAAAAGATAAATATGATTGACTAACTAGGATTAATTAACTACGTTGGTAACTCATGTAACGCTAATTGTTACAAATATTATTGATTTATACGATGAACGGAGGATAAAATGATTGATAATGTAACTTACGAGATATTTAAAAAAGTATGCTTTAATTTAAGTGAATCAAAAATACGCTACCTCTACGGAGTTGTAAGACGCGGCTTAGCGGCAGAACAATACGGAGGGCGGCATGAACGTAGTTAACTTTTATGAAGAGATGACGGAACAACAAACGACTGGGAATTTAAAGGCACTGGCGCGCCGCGCTGGTCTAAGCGGTGTGCAGATCGCAGAGCAAATGGGTATGCGGCCGGAAACAATATCGCGCCACCTCAATGGCAAACAAAACATTAGTATTGAGGATGCGATGCGCTATGCCAAGATACTGAACTGCACAGCTGAAGAAATACTCTTCCAGCGCAGCATGTGTCCAATTATAGGCGAACTAGCGCCGTCCGGTATATTTACCCATTACGGACAGAACGAATCAAAGATACGCTATCTAGCTGGGCCACTAAGCTTTCAATCGTATCACGGCGCATACTTTGTGCCTGGATGGTTCACAAAAAAAAGAACAGCAATATGTATTATAGATACGCGACCAATAGAAAAGCGTTATGTACACAATCAAGCTGTTGGTCAGATTTCGCTCAATCACGTCAAAGGTCTTGGAGATGATGGAAAAGATGTGACAGTGCTAGGCTATCCGTTCGAGAACAGCGACTTCAAAACATATACAGTGCGGCGCATTGTAAACATGGTTGACTCCATGCAAAACAATGAGCGCAAAAAGCACGTAAAATATCCAATCATGGAAAAAGATTATTTGCCGGAGTGTGAATTGATTTGGTCAGTGCCAATATCGATGACACTGTACGATCCTCCATCGCTCGGTTTTGAGTGCGTAAAAGATAATTGACGCAATCTGCAATATTATTGATTTTAATTATTGACGCATAGTAACAATATTTGTTATCACTGTTAGACGCGCCGTGTTAATCCTTCAAGCGGCGCGTACCAACTAAGAGAGATAACATGCCGCTGCCCGAACTTACACCCGACTATGCTTTGCGCTTTGACTACCATCATCATAGCAATCCTATGTCGCAGCCTCGAGGACGTAAGCTTTTCGATAAAGTTATTGTCCGGCCCATGCTCGATAAGCTTTGGAAAGAGGATCCGGATCGTGCCAGGCAATTAGATCCCAATCGTGCAGCATCCCCACGGATGGTCGCCGGTACGTCAACACAAAAAGCTGTTGATAGCGTGCTAAATATTGATGATGCAGAGCCCATGAAACTTGATGAAGCGCACTCCTGGGCCAAATCTGAGGGCCTAATTTTCGAGAATAGGCATTTTATCAGCGATTTTCTTGGAAATAGCGACGAAATGGAGATTGAACTGTACAAAGAGGAGATTCCGCTGGTTATCAACCATGCGCTCGAGGGATTGAAACAAGCCATGTCCAGGGAGAACCGATATGTCGGTGAGATTATCCTCCAGGACAAGCTGCCAGGATGCGAACTGCCGCACAACACTCGGCCGGACTATGCTCGACGCGGCGATCTTAAAACCAAATGGAGCAGCGTAAAACGCAAATCATATCTACCTAATAATTTATCCGGGCCATTCGAGCAAAAAGCTGTGTACCAGGTCGCCGGCTTTTGGGCCTTAAATGGTCAGCAGCCGCCGTTCCTGGTGTACGCAAACTACAAAGACTTCAAAGTATTTGACCAGGACAATTCACCGGAGTTAAGCGACGAGAACTTAGCCAGGATTGTAAAAGAGATTGCCCGGCATCACCAGGTAACAGAGCAGCTACTTAAAAAAGCAGACAACCAGGAAGATTTGTTCAGCATGATCGACCCGGAATGGCACGACGGATTTGCCTGGACGCTGCAACCCGAACTGAAAGAATTAGCAAGGAGAGTATTTAGATGAAAGATCAGCTGCAAGCAGCCATGAAAGAGATCAACGCTATCAATCAAAGTGATGGTGTCGATATGAAAGGAAAAAAATATACAACAGTTGCCATGCGTGTTGAAGTATTTAGAAAACACTTTCCCGACTTTTCGGTAAATACCAGGGTAACAGTTGACGACGGCAAGCGCGTTGTTGTTGTTGCAGAAATATATCCGCCAAAAGCAGAACGTCCAGTCGCCACCGGGATAGCAGAAGAGATACGCGGAGCCGGAAACGTAAACAGAACGTCAGCTGTCGAGAATGGCGAAACATCAGCTATCGGCCGCGCGTTAGCAAACATGGGTTTACATGGCGGCGAGTTTGCCAGCGACTTCGAGATCGAGGTTGCTGAATTGAAAGAAGTTACGATGGATATGAACGAGGCCATCGAACAAGCCAGGGAAGAACAAGAACAAGAGGCTATGGAAGATTTGCAGCAAGCAAGCGATAGCTTTCCGGAAGAAGTTGAGGCAGAAAAAACTCCTGGCAAAAATGACGAAATATTTCAAAAGTTCGTCGATCGCATGGTCGCAGACTTTAAGTTTTCAAAATCTATCGGGCAGATGAACGCAATTTTTGCAAAAGAGCAAGCAAACTATAAACGCTTAAAAGCAGAGGCCCCAGCAATGGCGCAAATTATTGCGGATAAATATGAAGAAATGGAAAACAAGTTAAGGAAATAACATGGATAAAATTAAGATGGGCGGATTCAAACCGCACTTTGGAAACAATCAATTACGATTAGGCGGCGGATTGAAAAAAGATCACGACTATCAATGCGCTGCTTGGTTGCAGTTTCGTACCGGCAAAGGTGAGGACGGCCGGCAGCTGCCGCAGACTAACGAACAACGCGCTGCTATTCAGGAGGCTTATCAAACACTGCTCGACCTGGCACTGAAACATGGCAACGGACAGTTGCAGCTGTCGCTAAGTATTAAGGAAAAAGGAGAACCCGGCGGAGTATGGCCGGTGCTTGAGCGGCCCCTACTCTTCCTGGATATTCCGCAAGATCTACGACAAAACTATTCCAGACCTAACTTTGGTGATGATGATGACAGTAGTGAAACTGAACGCCCACAATTCTAAAGGATTGTATACGCTATCAGAGGCTGGCAAGCTGCTGTTCCCAGGATTATCGAAACCAGCTGCATATCACAGACTCCGGCGGATCCTGGCGCATGGTGACTACGAGATCCACAAGAGCGGCCGCACAACGTATCTTGCCAGGCATGAGCTCGAGCGATTAGGCGCTAAGATTAACTAATAAAATATACTGTGTAACACTTTATGTTACTTTTTACTTGCAACTATTGACGCATTGTGTCAATAATAATGAGTAAATGGATCAAGTGATTCGAAAACATTCCCCCCAAGACAGACAGAAAGGAGCGACAATGAACGCATTTGCATTGACCGGTAACGACTGGAATGATGCTAACGGCCCTTGCTGCGGTGTGCTAGCTTGCGCGATAGCGACACAGACTAAGTTTGCTGATGCCTGGGCCTGGTTCAAAGATAATTATCATTACTGCAAGGCAGCAAGCTGGAGAGGTGGCACTCAAAACAGATGGTACAAAGATTACTTAAAACATGCCGGTGTTAAGTATGACTACCTTTACGACGTAAAGCTGCACAGAAAAGGTTGGTTCGACAAAACCTTAATTAACTTCGCTAGAACTGTGGCAGAGAAAGATACTTGCTACTTAATCAGCACCACCGGTCATGCCCAGGTGCTTTACAACGGCAACGTCGTCGATCAGAGCGGTGTCAAACCTATAACTGAGTATTGGGGCAAACTAAAAAAGATCAGAACAATCTATGTCATACACGGCATAGACAAAGACAACATCGACAACCTGGTCTTCGGACTTCCCTTGTTCGATGCTGCAAACAAACAATAACAACTAGAAAGGAAAATACATGAGTGCATACGTTGTTAATCCATCTCACATAGGCCAGCTGGTTTTGTGGTACTTAAAAAACAACTCCGGTATCAAAACAATTAACCACAAAGGCAGAGATATTTTTCTCGATGCTAAAGACTTAGTGCTGTACCTGGCAACTGCGAATACAGAGAGCGTTGCATATAGATACAAACAGCAAGATCAAGCACAAGACATTTACTTGTGTGGCGATGTTTGGAAGTACATGCGAGCGGTTAAACATAAGGTTAAGATTAACGAGGCTGACGCATACAACATGTGTGCTTGCTTGCGATACCAATCTTGTGAGCATCCGGAGTACGTAGGATCTGCGGCTGAGAAGTTGCTTAAGACTATCCAGGATTGTGCCGCTAGACATATGGCAGCTGATAGTGCGCTTTGGGAATACGACGACCAGGAGGTTGCGTAAATGTTAGACACCAGCAAATACAAATACCACATCATAAGCAAAGCAGAACACAAAGTTCTTAAAAAGCATAACTATGTTCTGAAATGCCAGGACGGAATTGACCGAATGATGATGAATATGGGGAGCAAAGGCACTTGCCTAGTTCCCTACAAAGTAGACGACGACTTGGCTACGATCGTAGTCGCTGGCAAGGACTACACTGACGACGAACTAGCAGAGATCATCGTCAACAACATGAGTTTCAACAAACAGAAAGGATCTTAAATGAAAACACCACAAGTAAAACCAGATTGGAATTATGGAATTTACGTAGGTAACGGAGCGATCGCTCAGAAAGGATACACAATCAAACAGTTTGTAGAGTTTGCTAAGAATGGAATGTGTGA